GGATCGTCTTTTGTGGCTTGGCGGAAAAGGTTCGCGGCAACCTTGGCGTTGGCCATTGTCATCGCTGTATCGAGTTCCTTGCGGAAATACTTGCGGAGCGTGTCCTGACTGATTTCCAGAACCTGAGCGATGTGCGAATGCTGGATGCCCACGCTTGCCATGGACGAAACGAGCTTGCGCTGATCGTCATTCGGCTGAAACGATGGACGCCCGCCTTTGTTAACCGGCTGCTGCTCGTCCACTCTTTACCTCACTGAAAGTCTCGCCTGTCGCTTCTAAGGTAGCCTGCTGGCCTGTGAAGTTTTGCCAGCGCTCGATGGCGACATCGACATAGGCCGGGTTAAGCTCGATGGCGTGGCAGGATCGGCCAGTCATTTCAGCCGCAATGATCGTTGTGCCGGAGCCGGAGAAAGGCTCGTAAACGGCCTGACCGGGCGAACTGTTGTTTTCGATAGGCCGCTTCATGCACTCGACTGGCTTTTGGGTCGGGTGCGAAGTTTTAGTCTCCTTGCTTCCGCTCATAATATGTAGCGGGCTGGCAAAATCCCAAACGGTTGTTTGCTTGCGGTCGCCGTCCCACTTGCCGGTTCCCTTTACGGCATACCAGCAGGGCTCGTGCTTCCAATGATAATCGCCACGGCCCATTGCCATGACGGTCTTATTCCAAATGATTTGAGACCTAAGCTCAAACCCGCAGGACGTCAGGCTATCAGCAACAACGCCAGCCATTAAGCCGCCGTGCCAAACATAGGCAATGTTACCGGGAAACAACGCCCAAGCCTCGCTCCAATCGGCGCGTCCGTCGTTTTCTACGACCCCAGTTCTATTCTTGCCGAGGTTTGCGTGTCCCGCCTTGCCGCGCCATGTAGCGTCGTAATTTACGCCATAGGGCGGATCAGTAACCATCAGGTGCGGCTTAACGCCGTTCAGCGCCTTGTCGACGCTCTCGACCTCCGTGCTGCTGCCGCATACAATCCGATGTTTGCCGAGTAACCACACATCGCCAAGGACGCTAACCGGCTCAGCGGGCGGCTCTGGCGTTTCATCCGGGTCCGTCAATCCTTCGGTTTTATCCGCAAGGATCGTGGATAGCTCCAGATCAGCGAAGCCCGTCAGGCTTAAATCGAAGTCTAGCTCTTTCAGCCCGTCTAGCTCGACGCGGAGCAGTTCGTTATCCCAACCGGCATTCAGCGCCAGCTTATTATCAGCCAGCACATAAGCCCGTTTCTGGGCTTCAGACCAGCCTTCAGCCCGCATCGCAGGCACATCGCGCAGGCCCAGCTTCTTCGCCGCCATTACGCGACCGTGGCCAGCAATCAGCCCGCCATCCTCATCAATCAGAACCGGCGTCGTCCAGCCCCACTCACGTATGCTGGCGGCGATCTGATCAACCTGTTCCGGCGAATGCGTCCGCGCATTCCTCGCGTACGGAACGAGATCGGATACGTTTACGCGCTCAACGCGGTCAGCAGGCCATTGACCATTGATAGACAAGAGAAACCCTTATTTTCCGGGCTTTGGCTTAGGTTTGCCATGCGGTTTTCCGCAACCTTTGATCATGGACATATCCTTTGTGTTCCCTGACCGGGCGCTAACCGGCTGTCGGCGTTCCGCTTTATCCGCTACCGGCTGCGGATTGGCTTCTCAGGGAATAGGATCGGGCGGACTACAACGATGGAGCCAGACCGTAAGGGACAAACGGTTCGTTGCGCCGCCCGAAATAAAAAAAGCCCGCGAGTTGTTACACTCCGGGCGCAGATTTGATCTGTATGTGCCTGACAGTAGCGCAAAGCTGCCGTTTAGTAAACTAAATTTTTCGTAACCTGTGGAAATCATATCCGACCCATTACCTTGCCGAGCGCAATCAGCGCGCTCATGGCGGCGAGTCGCTCGAATCTCGGCGGAAGTTCTGCGTTGTCGCAGGCCATGATCTCGATAGCCGCTGCGCCTTCCTTGCCTCCGGCTTCGCCCATAGCTCTGCGCCATTCTGCTACGTCGTCGCGCCATTTGTGCGCCAGTTCTTCCGGGACATCGCCGCCGGAGCCGCCATGATGTTCCGCTCTCGGTGCGCCCATAACGGATAGCCACATGCCACGCGTTCGGGCGTATTCTACCGCCGCGTCATATAGTTCTCGTTGCATCGCGTTTTGTAAAACGAAGCGGCCTATTGCCGACTCCGCCATCGGGCTTTTCTCGCCCTGTCGATGCGGCTGCGCCAGAACCGTAGCGATCTCCGCTTGCTCGCGGGCGCGGTTGAGTTCGTTCAGCCGATCCTGAGCCGTTGACGCGCGCTGCCGCCGACCGTTAGGCTCGCGACGCGGTGGCATTACATTCATCATGGCCTCCTATCTGGGACATTGCGCGCGAATTGATAAAAACGCCCGCTGGTAAGTTTTTCCACCGCTCCGCTACCCGACGACCTTTTTTCGATTTTGACTCACCGACAGGCCGTTTCTGGCCGTTTAAACTGCTATTCAGCCGCATACTTCATCTCTCCGCCAAGTTCCGCAATGACGCGCTCGCGAGCCGGGTATGGCTTGCCGTGTTCGCGCTCCCAGCGTTCGAGGAAGGATTCCGGGACGCGACGTTCGACGATTGGCTTGGCGGGACGCGTGCCGCGCAGAACTTCGCAGCGGCTGAGGTCTTCCGGGCTTCGGAGGAACGTCAGAAGCTCGGCGACGCGCTGTTGCATCCGCTCGCGGTCGGCGTCGGTTCGCTCGGCGGGACGCGATCCGATCCGCAGTTGCGTCTCCCGCTGACGCTCGGCGCGTTTGGCCGCAAAACGCTCGGCGGTGGTGTAAACCTGACCGGCGGATGGCGTAAACGGGTTGTTGGCCTTCGCAAGCTGGACGCAGGCGAGTTCAACGTCGTCAGCCAAGCAATCGGCCAACGTCGTCAAATACGAGGTCATCGTGTCGGATGCTTGCTGCGGGCTTTTGCTGTCCATCGCCGGGTAGCAACTGAACAATCCGACCAAAGCCATTGTTTTGCGCTGAATTTGCTCGTTCATTTTCAAGGATCGCTTGTTTGATCATCGAGAAACCGCCTGTTTTGCCGTTATGGGCATTCGGTGGCCCGCGACCGGGTGACGGCGCAAACCTGCCGACGTTGCCGAGCCACGTTCGCCAGGCGGCGGACCAATCGGCCATGAGCGAGCCCTTGGCGCGGTGGTAGTTGCGGAAACGATCCCACTCGGCGCGGAAGGCAGCCGAGGTCAGGCCAGCGTCCTCAGCGGCCTGAATGTCGCGAGGCGCAGGTTGAGCATCTTCGGGAATTTGGGACCGTGGCTTGGCGCGGCTCGCCTTGCGAGGCGCGGTGTCGATCTCGGACGAAGCGACAAAACTATTAGATACGACAGTATCTAATTGTGATTGTGATTGTGGAAGTATTACCTTCGTATCTTCGTCCGTAATACGTTCGTATTTCGATTTCTCCCACCGCTTATTTATCGAAGCCTTTGCTTTTTCGGACTTTTCTACCGCTCTGCGGTGTTCCTGATCTATACGTTTATGCTTCCAACCCGTGTCAAAAAAATTGGCCAACGTATCTCGCATTTTTGCAAACGATCTAGGGTCAAGTCGCGCAATTCTGGCTAACTGGCGGTCGTCGTCAGGCAGGCTGCCGTTGGTCCAGTAATGCATAATCAGGAGCAAATAGGCTCCGTGCTCCGTGGTCGTCAGGTGGCCGGTGTCGGCCAAATAGTCGGCGACATAAAGCGGCATCCAGGCTCTGCTCATCGGCGTATGTCCTGCCACATAGCCTCGGCGATGGCGCGCGCGTCACGCTTGCGTTCAGGCCGAATGCTGTTTCGTTGGTTGTATTCAGCGACGAGCCGGGCGTAGCTCTCGCGGATCATGGAAACGTCGTCGCAAAGAGCGGTCCGGGTCGCCTGATCGAGGATCACGCCTTTCCGGGACGCCGCGATCAGGGCGTCGAGGCTTTCCAGAAGGCGTTGGGATTTCGCCATCTACGCGCCCCAGTAGTTGGAGGCGATTTCGCCCAAAAGCAGGTCGCGTAAGTAAAGGCAGTCGTCAGCGATCTCGTGGCCAGCGTCGATCCGCTTCTGCATGACGCGGACGCCGTGGAGGATCGTCGTATGATCGCGACCGCCAAGCCAGTAGCCGATCCGAGGATAGCTCATCGGCGTGCATTCCTTGCACAGCCAGTAAACCGCCTGTCTCGCCAAAACCAAATGCTTCGTCCGCCTCTCGGAAAGCACATCGTTTTCATCGATTTTGAAATG